TTCATCATCACGACCGCCGGCGTCTACGATCCCGAGTCGATCGGCTGGGAGCTGCATGAGCGGGCCGTTCAGGTGCTCGAGGGCGCGCTCGAGGATGACACGTTCTTCGCATTCATCGCCGCGGCGGACGAGGGGGACGACTTCACGGACCCCGCTGTCTGGGCGAAGGCGAATCCGAACCTCGGCGTGTCGCTCAAATACGACTACATGGCCGAGCAGTGCGCGCGCGCCAAGACCACGCCCTCGTATCTCAACACATTCCTCCGGTATCACCTGAACGTCTGGACGCAACAGCGCGAGCGGTGGATCCCGGTCGAATCGTGGAACGCCTGCGAGCGCGTCGTCGATCCCAAGACGTTGAAGGGTTCCCGCTGCTGGGCCGGCCTCGATCTCTCGGCGAAGCTGGATCTCACGGCCCTCGTGCTCTGCTTCCCGGTCGACGGCGGGTTCGACTTCCTGTATCGGTTCTTCTGTCCGCAAGACACGATCGCCGAACGGTCGAAGAAAGATCGCGTGCCGTATGACGCGTGGGCTCGAGACGGCTGGCTGACCGCGACACCGGGGAACGTCGTCGACTACGAGTTCCCGAAAGCGGCGCTGCGCGAGTTCGCGAAAGAGTACGTGATCGAGGAAGTCGCTTTCGATCCGTGGAATGCGACGCAGACGGCGACCGACCTGCAGACGGATGGTCTGACCTGCGTGGAGTTCCGGCAGGGCTTCGCTTCGATGTCCGAGCCCTCGAAAGAGTTTGAGAAGATCGTCGTCGCGAAGCAGTGCGGCCACCTGACGCCGACGGGCATCAATCCCGTCATGCGCTGGATGCTGTCGAACGTCGCGGTCAAACGTGACCCGGCGGACAACATCAAGCCAGACAAGTCACGCGCCTCGGGCCGTATCGACGGCGTGGTCGGTTCGATCATGGCACTCGGCCGCGCGATGGTAGCCCCCGCGCCCGCCGGCGGTTCGTGGCTCGTGGGGTCGTTCTGATGGCGTCGACCGCTTTGACCGTGATTAAGGATCTTCCGCGGCGCATTACGGCGTTCGCCCGCAAGACACTGACGATTCTCAGCGATCGCACAGGCTTTATCCCGATTTCTGCGGTACACGCGAGCGTCACGCGGATCGACACGAACCGCGGGTTGCACGCGAACGTCGTGATGGCCCCGGTGATGTGGATGCAGCGCACGTTCACCGAAGCCGAGATGGTCGTGCAGCGCCGGAAGCAGGATGGCATCTGGGAACGTGTGCTTGACCATCCGCTCGAGGAACTGATCTGCGAGCCGAATGAGGCGTACGACGGCGATGCGCTTTGGAAGGCGACCGTGCTGTCGTATGCAATGGACGGCAACGCGTTCTGGTGGAAGGTCCGCAACGCCTACGGCGAAGTGATCGAGCTCTGGTATATCCCGCACTGGATGATCCGGCCGATTTGGCCGCTCGAGAACTCGGAGTTCATCCCCGCGTATCAGGTGACGATGGGCCTGCAGATGCCCTTCACACTCCTGCCGCGTGACGTCGTGCATTTCCGGTTCGGCATCGATCCAGAGTATCCACGGCTCGGCCTCTCGCCGCTCAAGTCGGTCATGCGAGAAGTCGAGACGGACATGCAGGCCGCCGAGTTCTCGGAAACGGTGCTCGACAACATGGGCGTCCCGAGCCTCATTGTCAGCCCGAAAGACAACAGCCAGCCGATCACGCCCGAGCAGTTGACCGAGCTGCGGAACTACCTGATGACCGCGGCGAGCGGCCGGAATCGCGGCAACGGGATCGTGCTCGGCAAGGCGTCAGACATCACGCAGCTCGGCTTCGATCCGAACAAGATCATGCTCCCGAATCTTCGGGACATCTCCGAGGAGCGGGTCTGCGCGATCCTGGGGATACCGGCCGCGGTCGTCGGATTCGGTGCCGGCCTGCAGACCACGAAGGTCGGCGCCACGATGCGCGAGGTCGTCAAGCTGGCCTGGATTCAGTGCTTGATCCCGATGCAAAAGACGATGGCGCGGCAGGTCACGATTCAACTGCTGCCCGATTTCGTCTCGCAGACAAGACGCTTCCGCGCCCGGTTCGACATGACCGAGGCGTCGAGCTTTCAAGAGGAGTTCGACTTGCGCGTCTCGAGCGTTTCCCGGCTGGTCGAGAAGGGCATTCTCCGCGTCGATCGCGCGCAGCAGATGTTGGGGCTCGAGGTCGACGACACGCGTGAGGTCTACCTCGTGCCCACGGCCACGCCGGAAGTCGATCCCGCCGCCGATCCTGCAGTCACGACAGCGCCCACCGACCCGACGCAGCTGCTGCCAGCGGACTCCCCGCTTCCGGCGGATACGCTGTCGCCGGATGTGGTCAAGATGCTGCGGGGCATACGGTCCCGCCTTCCCTCGCGGCTGCTCAACGGCAACCACTAACCGACCCACCCATGACCGATATTGCCCGAAAATCATTCGGCTCCGACGGCGCCTTTGAGGCAAAGGGCATCGAAGGATTCGAGATCAAGGACGCCGACCGCGGCGAGGTCGTGGCGGTTGTGAGCACGATGAACGTGGTCGATCGCGACGGTGACGTGGTGCTGCCAGGCGCCATCAAGGACGGCGCGCAGGTCAAACTGTCGTCCTACGAGCACGACGTCATCACCGAGGGCAAGGCGCCGGTCGGCCGCGGAACGGTCACGATCGAAGGCGATCGAGCGGTGCTCAAGGCGCATTATTTCATGTCGACTGAGCGCGGCCGCGACGCGTTCAACACCGTCAAGGAAATGGGGCCCGATACTGAATGGTCCATCGGCTTTTCGCGCCAGGTGAAAACGGCGCCCATGACCGCCGAGTGGAAATCGAAGGGCGCGAGTCGATTGATCGCCGGCCTCACCCTGCTCGAGTCGAGCCCCGTGTTCATGGGCGCGAACGGCCTGACCGGAACCGTATCCGCGAAGGCGATGAGTGACGCCGAGGACGCCAGCCCGAAAGAGCAAGAGGGCACCGACAAGTATGGCGACGTGGCCTTTGCCGATGAGGCGAACAAGAAATATCCGATCGACACCGAAGAGCACATCCGCGCTGCCTGGAACTACATCCACCAGCAGGCGAACGCGGACAAGTACACCGCCGCCGAAGTCGACACGATCAAGAACCGTATCGTGGCGGCCTGGAAAGACAAGATCGACAAGGCGGGCCCGCCGAGCGCCATGCCGGCCAAGTCACAGATGGTGCGCGATCTGATTGTCGAGCTCAAGGAAGCGCGCGCCAGGGTCGCCGAGCTCGAGGCGGAACAGGCCAACGCGGTCGCGAAAGAGATCTTCGATCGGTTTCGCCGGAACTTCAAATCCGCGTGATAGACCTTCGCTGCCATAGCTGCTCGATGTTTCTCGCGCAGACCGTCACCCCGCTGGCGCTCGTCGCCATGCTCAAGCCGCTTGGCGCGGGACGTTTGACGAAGGCCGATAACAACGAAGTGCGCAAACGCTGTCGACACTGCGGTTGGGTGAATGTGTTTCACCCCGAACGTGCGAACGATCGCATGTTGGAGTTCAAGAATTACGTAGCAGTTGGAGGCGCGTCCGCGACTGCGGAACGCCCCTCTCCGGGCCATTTGACGGCCGCCTCACTTAGCCCGGAGACGGACCATGTCAGACGAAGTAGCATCAAACGATCTCGCTGAAAAGCGGGAGCAGTTCGCGGCCAAGCAGACCGAGATGGCGTCTGTCCTCAAGATCGCCGGCGACGGCACGGACGTATTCAACCTGTCCCGCGCAGCCGTCCTCAAGAAGCTCGGCGTCGCCGATTCGGCCGCCGCTGCCGACAAAATTCGCGAGATGGATGCCGAGCTGCAGACCCTCGGCGTCGACCTCCGGAACGCGGAGATGAAGGCCGTCCGCGACCGCAACCGCCAGCGCGAAGAGCTCCGCGGTGAGCCGGCCGACGACACGTTCCGCCATCCGGTGGAAGTCGTGCGCAAGTCCTTCGGCGAGCTGTTCACGTCGACCAAGTCGTTCGTCGAGGGCGTTCGCAATCGCCAGCCGTCGAACGCGACGATCGATCTCAGCCTCAAGACGCTCTTCGCAACGACCGCGGGCTTCGCGCCCGAATCGCTGCGCACGGGTCAGATCGTGCCGGCGGCAGTTCGTCCGCCCCAACTGCTCGACTACATCCCCGTGCGGGCGACGCAGTATGAGCTCGTGAAGTACATGGAGGAGACGACGGCCACGTTCAACGCGGCCGAAAAGGCGGAAGGCGTCGCCTACGGCGAGTCGGTCTTCGTGTACACCGAGCGCGAGTCGCCGGTCCGCAAGATCACGATCAGCCTTCCGGTGACCGATGAACAGCTGCAGGATGCGCCGGAAGTCGCGGCCATTCTCGACACGCGGCTGCGCTTCGGCATCATGCAGCGCCTCGACCAGCAGATCTTCAACGGCAACGGTTCGCCGCCGAACCTCCTCGGCCTGCTCAGCTACGTGAGCTCGGCCGCCGACAACGGCGACATCCAGACGTTGGCGCAGGCTGGCGGCGGTGTCGGCGATTCGATCTTCGATGCCGTGTTCTCCGCGATGATGGCGGTCCGCACGACCGGCCGCGCGAACCCGAACCTCGTCGTGCTGCATCCGACGGATTGGGCGATCGTTCGTCTGACCCGCACGGATCTCGGCGAGTACGTGATGGGCAACCCTGGCGTGGTCGGCACGCAGAGCCTCTTTGGTCTGCCCGTCGCGCTGGTGGAAGCTGGGAGCGCCGGCACTGGTCTCGTCGGCGACTTCGCCAACTTCTCGTACGTCGCCGAGCGTCGGGGCATCGACGTGCAGGCAGGATACTCCGGCACGCAGTTCGTCGAGGGCAAGAAGACGCTCCGCGCGGACCTCCGCGCCGCGTTCGTCGTGCTTCGTCCTGCGGCGTTCTGCTCGATGACGTCGCTGGCCGCGCCGGCCGCGTGATCTCCTGATGCACGCTGAACGGCCTTCACAATCGGTGCGGTAATGGGTCACTTGCTCGTTACCGCGCCGGTCGTGGAGCTCATCGACATCGAGGATGCGATTACGCATCTGCGGGGCGATGATGATTTGATAGAACTACCCGAAGCGGATCTGATCGCGTCGTGGATTCTCGCGGCGCGGTTGCACGTCGAGAGTCGGCTGTCGATCGCGTTGGTGGAACAGACGTGGCGGCTCACGATGGACGGCTTTCCGAGTGGCCCGATCATCCTGCCGCGTCCTCCGCTCAAATCGGTGACGTCGGTGGTCTACATCGACACCGGCGGCGACGAGCAGACGATGGACGCGGGCGACTACGTGGTGGATCTGGAATCGCGGCCCGGTCGCATTGGGCCCGTGCAGGACACGAACTGGCCGCTGGCCGCTCGGCAGATCGCGAGCGTCAAGGTCACGTATGTCGCAGGGCTGGATCAGGACGATGATGGGAACGCCGACCTGTTGGCCGATCTGAGAGCTGCAATGCTGCTTCTGGTCGGCGATTTCTATCGCAACCGCGAGGCGCAGGTCGGCGATCCGCTGAACACGAACCGCGCAGTCGATGCGCTGCTGAATACGCACTATCGCTATTGGGACGGGATCGGCACCTAGGCCGACTTCTCTTACACGGATTTCCTCTCATGCCACTGTTTCGGGTCGTGCGCCATACCGTGACGTTGACGGACGCGCAGATCAAAGCACTTCCAACGACGCCGGTCGAGACTGTGGCGACTCCCGGCGCCGGGAAGATTCTGTTGCCACTGAGCGTGACGTATCACGCGAACTTCGCGGCCGCATACACCAACGTCGACCCCACGGCGGCCGTGCATGTCATCTTCGACGGCGGGAGCGTCCTCGAGTTCGGTCGCGGCTATTTCTTGGCGCAGGCTGGTCAGTGGGCGGCCGGCAACGTCGGATACTTCCGGCGCGGCCAGTTGGACGGCCAGGCGAATGCCGCGCTGGCATTCGCGCTCGCGGGCCTGGATGACACAGCGCTGACGATCGCGATCGACAACAACAGCGCTGGCGTACTGACGGGCGGCAACAGCGCCAACATTCTCACCGTCCAGACGCGGTACATCGTGATCGACCTGCCGGGCGTGTTGCGGCTGGTGGGGAGCGATTGGGTTGTCGACGATGACCCGACCGGCGATCCGCCCGACGGCTACCTGACTTCCACCGATGGTGAGACGCTCATCATCGACACCACGGCCGAACGCGGCCTTCTTCTCGCCATCGCTGATGGCATCGCGGAGACCTACTACCCATGACGCAGATTGTCCTGCCCTCGCGGGCCACTGATCCCGTTGCGCTCTGCCTCGACATTGCCGATGGTTCGGCAGACGCGACGTACTACATGGTCGCTCCCTTCGCGGGCGACATCAGCAAGATCTACACGGTGATCGACGGCGCGGTCTCGACGGCCGACATCACCATCACGCCCAAGATCGGCGCGACCGGTATCACGAGTGGCGTGATAACGATCACGTCGTCGGCATCGGCGGCGGGCGACGTCGATTCGTCCACACCAAGCGCGGCGAAGACGGTCACGGCGGGACAAGCGATCAATCTCGTAGTCGCCGGTGGTGGATCGGGCGGTTCGCCGAAGATTCACGTCGTTGTGCTGCTCACGCGGTCGTAAGAGTCGGTTTCGGGTCATCCCGTGCCAACCAATGTCGTGACGCGCGGTCGGCTGATGCGAGGGCGGTACGCCACTGCATCCGCTTGGAGCGAGGAGAATCCATGCCTCGCCGAAGGTGCGCTCGGCATCGAGCTCGACACGAGTCGTCTCAAGGTTGGCACGGGTGACCAGGCGTGGAACGATTTACCGTACGTGTCAGTCGATGGCGAAGGTGGTGGTGCGGGTCCGAAGGGTGATACCGGAGCCAAAGGCGATACGGGCGACGCTGGGCCAAGGGGGGACACGGGCGCGAAGGGTGATCCTGGCGACGCAGGTGTAAAAGGGGATCGCGGAGACGTCGGACCCAAAGGCGACACCGGAGACACCGGAGCCAAGGGTGACGCGGGCGACGCTGGGCCGAAGGGCGATACCGGCGACGTGGGCCCACAGGGAGAGCCTGGCGCCGACGGCTCGCAAGGCATTCAGGGCACGAAGGGCGACAAGGGCGATACCGGCACGCAGGGACAACAGGGCATTCAGGGCCCGGCCGGCGCCGACGCACCGACCCTCGCGACGGTCATCGACACGCTCTATCCTGTAGGTGCCGTCTACATCTCCACGCTGAGCACGAATCCGGCGACGCTGCTCGGCCGCGGAACCTGGTCGTCCTTCGGCGCCGGCCGCGTTCCTGTTGGTGTCGACGGAAATGACAGCGACTTCGACACGGGCGAAAAGACGGGTGGCGCCAAGACGGTCGCCCCGACGGGCTCAGTTGCGGCGCCGACGTTCACCGGCAATAGCAACACGACGTCATCGGTGAGTGGCGGAACGCCGGCCGGTACGGTCTCAGCGCCGACGTTCACGGGATCGCAAGGCACGACGAGCGCGGTCAGCGGTGGGACGCCGGCGGGCACGATTTCGCAGCCGACCTTTACCGGGAATGCGGTCGCCGCGGCGTCGACGACTTCGCCCGCCAAACTGCTCACCGGCAACACCTCGAGTGGTGTCACGCCAGTTACGACGGCAACCGGCACGGTGTCGACGCCGACGTTTACCGGGTCGGCGCTGAGCACGCATACGCATACGCTCACGCCCGCCGGGACGATCTCTGCGCCGACGTTCACGGGCTCCGCGCTCTCGGGTCACACGCACACGGTCACGCCGACGGGCACCAACTCTGCCCCGGCCTTCACCGGCAGCGCCTCGACCGTCGTGCAGCCGTACATCGCCGTCTACATGTGGAAGCGGACGGCCTGATGGCCTACCAGCGGATTGAGTCCGGGCGACTGGATCGGCGCGTGACGATTCAGGCACTCAATGAGACGTCCGACGGTACGGGGGGACAGGATCGCGCATGGTCCGACGTCGCGACGGTGTGGGCGTCAATCGAGCCAGGGTCGGGACGCGAGTTCGTGGCCGCGCAACAGGTGCAGCCCGAATTGTCGCATGTCGTACGCATCCACTTCCGAAGCGGCGTCACGAGCAAGCACAAACTCAAGTACATGCCGAACGGTGTGACCCGGTCCTTCTCGATCCATGCCGTGATCGATCCTCACGAGGAGAACGAACAGCTCGTCCTCCTCTGCTCGGAGCTCAAGGCGGTATGACGGCCTCGTTCTCGATGGCGCTACGCGGCGCGCCGGAATTGATCCGGCAGCTCAAGCTCGCCAGCCCCGCCACTCAGGCGCGCGTTGCCGCCACGATCAAGCGGGATACCGAAGCTGTCGCCAACGCTGCGCGAGCCGCGGCGCCGAAGCTGACCGGCGAAATGGCGGGGACGATCCGCGCGGAGTTTTCAACCAACGGACTGATCGGCTACGTCAAGGTCGGCATCGGGAAATTGCGCCGCCGCTCGACGTCAACGGGCAAGCGCCATCGCCGGCGGACCGTGCAGACCGGCCCCGGCGCCTATGCCCCGGTCGTCGAGCATGGTGATCCGCGTCGGCACCACAAGCCGGAGCCGTTCCTCGAGCCGTCGTTCCAAGCCAAGAAGCCGCAGATCATGCAGGACATCACCGCCGCGATCGACAACGTGACGAAGGACATCGGGTGACGACCTACACGGGCGCCCCGTTCCTGCAGGCGGGACTCTATTCGGCGCTGACCGGCTCGGCCGCGATTCAGGCGCTCGTTGGGAATCCCGCGCGGGTCTACGACAACGTGCCGCAGGGCGCGCAGTATCCGATGATCGTCATCGGCGAGATGTCTGAGACGGACTCTCCAACGTTCGGCCAGGACGGCCATGAAGTACGCTGCGAGATCCAATCGTGGTCGACGGATGGCGAAGAAACGACTGCCACGACGGGA